CACTGGCAGGAGCAGTATATCTCATCTATAAGAACTGGGAACCAATCTCAGATTTCTTCAAGAAAGTATGGGATGGAATTAAAGGGGCTTTTGACTGGTATATTGATTATCTGAAGACCTCATGGAATACCATCTGTGAACTTCCGGCTATTCTTAAAAAAGCTTTTGAAGGCTTAGGAAAATGGTTTGGCGAAGTATGGGAAGGTGTAAAAGCCTCGTTCTTTGCTCCATTTGAGGCAGCTTACAACAAGATCTCAGGAGCTTTCTCCACAGTAGGAAATGTTGCAGGTAAAGCATGGGATAGTGTTACAGGCTTTTTTGGAGGTGATTCTGATGTGGAAGTTTCACCAAGACAGCAGATGGCTCTATCTGGCAGTATTTCTCCTATTGGCGGTACTGACATTATCTCTTCAGAGAATAAATCCGAGGTGGTAGTAAGACTGCTTACCGATGAGAATACTCATGCTGAGGTAGAGAGTTCCAAGACTACCTCATCAAGCCTCAGAACCAGTGTTAATTTAGGGGAAACACGATAATGTTAAGACGAGCATCATACGCAGGATTCACCTTCGAGGTATCTAATTCAAATGTTAACTTCGGAAGACGTACCGTAGTACACGAATTTCCTCAGAGAAATGATGCTTATGTCGAGGACATGGGCAAGTCGAACAACAGGATCACAGTTACCGGCTTTATTATCGGAGCTGATTATCTTGAACGTTCTAAAGCTCTAAGAGATAAGCTCAATGAAGCAAAAATCAGTGAAAAAGCTGAACTTCTCATACATCCTTGGTTAGGTGAGTTATGGGTTTATCCTGTAGAAAAGCCTGTAATCAATTGGACCACAGCAAAGCGAATTGCTACTTTTACACTGGTTTTTGTCGAGGGTAAACCAGACAAAACAGAATCTTCTTCTGGTTTTAAATTTTTATCCGACGCTGTTTACTCTTTAAGACAGCGGGCAGATGAACTGTATGACGAGGTAATGACTGATACTCAGTTTAATCTGATACGTGATCATATCGATGATGTTCAGGGAATTGCAGATACAATCTTCTCTCAGATTAAAGAAAGTCGCTTTGGAAAGACAGTCGGTCTTGCTGAGAATTTTGATCTGCAGATAAAACAGTTCTGGAACTCTGTAGAGTCCAATTCTCGCTCATTAGCTAAAAGTCATATATTGACTGCTGTTGGTGTAGTAGTTTTGGCTGGAGTTGCAACTGATTGGAGCGCTATTGCACTATTATCAGTCTCTCAGAGTTCATCTTCTTCAATAGCCGGTAATGCTTCAACTATTGCCTCTGGCACATCCAGTGCTAAGGCTCAGCAAGCTTTTAAAACCTCTATGAGGCTGGCAATGCTGGGTAATGCACTTGGTTCTGTATCATACATTCCAACAGAATCAAATGTTAACGCAGATAATACAGTTAATCAGGTATCAGATGATGAACTGCTGTCATTAAGAGATGATTTGCTTGCTTTACTTGAGAATGAGATGATTGTTCAGGGCACAGATGACGAGGATATGTATGAGACATTATCTGATTCATATTCCACCGTATATCATGGTTTCAAACAGATCATTGGAAAAGGTGTTAACAGTGAAAAGATCTCTTTACCTGAGAGCGAACCTGCTCTTGTGTTAGCTTATGACAGATATGCTGATGCCGGTAGATCGGATGAGATTGTTACTCGTAATCGAGTGGTTAATCCTCTGTTTTTATCAACTCAGCCAATAACAGTAGCTAAAGAATAAACATACATATATCACGTTTCTGGTAATTAATTTTGCGTTTCTAGGCCTTATACTTAAAGAAAAGAGGAAAGGATTATGAACCGCTTATTACTTGTACTGCTACTGAGTGTATTTGCTGTGAATGCTTGGGGATTTCATGTTAAATCTATCAGTGAGCATAATGCAGAAAGCATTCGCACGGGGGCATACAAACATAGTCAAGGATATATTCATTCCAACGATACATCCTGGACAGTACAGGTTGATGGTAAAGAGTATAAGTGTGATTACAGTAATACTGGTTCAAATGAGATAATTTGCAAATAGCAGAATAACACTTTTAGGAGACCGCCTTAACTGGCGGTTTTTTATTATATGAACAAGGTAGAATTACGAATTAAAAACCAACAGACTGGCGTCTGGTCTACTGCTACCAAATGGGAAAATGTGTCAATTTCATCTTCACTTGATGCGGTAGCAATGAGTTTTTCTCTTGGCGTTGTAGCAAAAAACAGTTTAAATAAAAAGAGTATGATACCTTGTTTACCTGGCGATGAGGTCATAATTGCCATTGACGATAATAAGGTATTAAGCGGATATGTAGAGAAAACACCTGTATCATATTCAGCTACCAATGCAGTGGCAAAAATCGAAGGTCGCTCAAAAACATGTGATTTAATAGATTGTTATCCAATCACAAATATTGAGGATTATACAACCGCGTCTAATGGTGTAGATTCATGGCAAAGTGCTAAACTCAAAAATAAGACATACATTGATCCACCAACTTCCAATCTTTCAACTTTTGAATGGAATGGTTTAAAACTAGGGCAAATTATTGCTCAGTTAATTCAACCTTATAATATCAGGCTGGTAGTTGAGGGAGATAAAACCTTACTTGATAAACTTAATGAACCAAGAAGGTTTGATATATCACCTACTGATACCGTTCTCAAGGCAATTCAGAATCTAGTAAAAAAAGAAGATCTGCTTTTTTACTGCGATGAAAACGGCGATTTAGTGGTTGGTAATAAAGGCTACAAAAAAACATCTTTTCCCTTAGTGCTTGGAAAGAATATCTTGACTGCCAGTGCGCAGTTCGATTTTAGTAAATTATTTAGAACATACAAAGTAACTGGAGAGAAATCTGGTAATAATTCCTCTTTAGGTGTTGTAAATAACACAGTTCACGATTCCGTAAACTGTGATGTTATTCCAAGAATAAGATTAAACACTGTTAAGGCTAAAGGTTCTTCTGTAAAACAAGACTGTAAAAAACAAGCGGAAAGTACAAGAGATTATGATGAAGCTAAAGCAGTTGCTGTGACATATACAGTACAAGGTTGGTATGATGAAGCAAATAAATCTCTTTGGCGAGTGAATACGTTAGTTGATGTTTATGATCCTTTTCTTGAAGTTAAAGATACTGTTTTAATTTCAAAAGTAACCTTCAATCTTTCCAATGATGGAGGAACAACAACTACTCTGGAAGTTATTCCTCCAGCCGGAGTTAAAACACTTCGAGAGCAGAATCTTGATCAGGAGGATAATTCAAAGAAAACGAAATCTTCATCTGGCACTTCAAACAATCTAAGCTGGTTAAACAAATGAGTACAGAACGTATAGCTAAATGCTCTATCACGGGAGCCTATTCAACCAACAAGATGCGTGAAGTTCAGATTCAGTTGTCTGATGGAGAAGTTCGCGATAAGGTTGAACATTACGAGCCTTTTGGCTTTACATCTGAAATGATTGCAGACGGCAATACAGATGCTGTGGTTGTATTCACTGATGAAAGCCGGGGTTTGGGTATGGTGCTCTGTGTTGCTGACAGACGTTTCCGCCCGACTGATTTAAAGCCTGGTGAAGTTTGTGTTTATGACAAGAAAGGTAGAAAGGTTTACTTCAAAGAAAACGGAATTATTGTTGAGGGAGTAGATTCACCTATTACAGTAAATACTACTTCTAAAGTGATTATCAATGCTTCTGCAGTTGAGATCAATGCTAATACATCCATTAACGGCAATGTAACAGTGAACGGTAATATTAACTCTACTGGCAACATGACCGGCGGTAGCGTTTCTCTGCAGGAACATGTCCATTCTGGTGTACAATCAGGCGGTGGTAATACAGATAAGCCTGTAGCCTAGGAGATGATATGAAAAGAGACTGGAAACTTCTAAAAGAGATCATGACGGCCATTGAAGAGGACAGAATCGAAGATTTTTATCAGAAAGGCGGAAATAATTCTTCCTGGAAACAGGACAAGTATCAGGATGAAATTGAGAAAGAGCTTAAATCAAGACAGCGTTTGATTGATAGACACATCTTACTGCTGATTGATGCAAGACTGATTTCAGTTATCAACTCTCATGTAGTTGTTTCCGAACCTCTGATGCCTGTTCTTTCTCAAGGAGCTTCATACAGTTACGATTTAAAATCACTTGAATTAAGCATGAGTGGTTTTGATTTGCTTGAACATATGAGAAGCAAGAAAGTGTGGAGTAAGATACAGGAAGTTTCAGCAAAAATCGGTGAAGAACTTACTGTGGACGGTTTAAAGAAAATAATTCCTTTTGTTATAGCTTCCTGTTTATGATTATCACATCTCCTCCACAAATCAGACCATGTTTTTATCATGATAAAAACTGGGTAAGAAAAGATATAAAGATTTCTTCAGACGGCCACTCAATCAATGCGAGTGGCTTTTCTGTTTCTGAGGATCAGTTAACTGACTTAACTGCTGAAATCGGGATGGTCTGTTATGCAGCTGTTATCGATAATCGGTTAACAGTTTTCGATTTCTCAAGCTCTCATTTATGTCCTAAACAACTTTTAAGGATTCAGATGTTATGCAGATGTTAATGAATGGCGCGATTATCACGGCTGATCTCAAGGACTCTCTGACCAGAGCTGTGATAATCAGCCTCTTTTCATGGAGGCGGGCAGACAGCTCAGATGATATTGATTCTGACCAGTCTAAACAAGGCTGGTGGGGCGATACCTACTCAGCAGATAGAATCGGATCAAAGCTGTGGCAGCTGTTAAGACAGAAAATTACAGATGAGGTGCTTACAAGGGCCGAGGATTACAGTCGCACAGCTCTTCAATGGCTCATTGACGATGGTCATGTGGATGAGATCAAGGTCAGGGCTGAGCGTAATTCTTCAGACTTCAACCGGATTGATTTAATCGTTGAGCTGACAGCCAAGACTAAGACAGTATATGAATTTAAAGAACTTTAGGAGTTCATAATGGCGAATTTAAGACCAAGTTTAGATGAGATTATTACTCGAATAGAGAATGATGCCAGAGCGCGACTTGATACAGAAGAGTTAAGACGTTCTGATTTGGCGGTTTTTATTCGAGTTATTGCAGGTGCATCACACGCCCTCTACAGCGCAATTGAGTTTGGTCGTAAGCAGTTATTCAGTGATAGTGCCGAAGTAGCATACCTTGAACGTTTAGGTTCGATATACGGCATAGTTAGAAAGCAGGCAACACAGTCCACTGGTAAGGTGAAGTTTGTTTACTCTTCAACAGCGGTAGATGTTCCGCTTGGAACCATTGTTCAGGTTGATGATGAACATCAGTACATAACTACAGTTTCTCCAGATGAAGACGGTATTGCTGAGGTCAGAGCTGTTAACGGTGGTTCAACTTATGATCTCCCTGTAGATACTGAATTATCTCTGCCAAATCCTGTGGCAGGAGTTACCGGTGCCGTAGTCTATGAAGAGATTACCGGCGGTGAGGATGAGGAAACAGACGAAGCTTTACGTGAGCGCGTTCTTGCTCGTACTCAGAATCCACCAAGACAGGGTACAAAAGAGGATTATGTTGCATGGGCACTTGAAGTGGAAGGTGTCGGCTACGCATGGTGCTTTCCTAAAGAGATGGGAGAGGGTACTGTTACAGTCAGAATTCTGGATACAGAGGGTAACATTCCTACTCAGGATTTGATTGATGCTGTTCAGGAACATATCGAATCAAAGAATGACGTACTTGCTACCATCTATGTCGTAGCTCCTATTGAGCAGAACGTAAACTTCACCATTGAGCTTACTCCTGACAGCCTGTCTTTACATGATCTTGTAAAGTCAGCTATTAAAGAAGTATTCACTGAAGAAGCAGCACCAGGTGGCACGATTTACCTTTCTCACATCAATGCAGCAATTTCAGCAATATCTTCTGAGGAAGACCACAAGATCATTACACCTGATGAGGATTTAGTTGCAGAGAGTAACGCCCATCTTCTTCGTTTAGGAGAAATTACATGGCAGAGTTAGGAAGAACGGCTGATGAATATCAGCTGGCATTAAAGAAACTGTTACCAAAGGGACCTGCATGGGAACTTGATGACAGCTCTTTTTTTATAAAGATGTTACAACTTGCATCTTTAGAATTTGCTCGTATAGATGCGGATATCGTAAGACTTATCAATGAATCTGACCCAAGGACCGCAGAAGTTACTCTGTCAGAGTGGTTCCATCAGTGGGGAATTCCCGATGAATGTACCAGGCTCTATGGTGAAGATGATATTACGACTTATGTTCAGGCTCTTATCGCCAAGATATCGACTCAAGGTCTGACCTTTATTGAATTACTCAAAATTCTTGCAACTTCTCTTGGATACTCAGGAGTTGAGTTAGGAAATTATGAGCCGTTTACAGTTGATTCCACGGTCGATCAACGTCTCTATAGTGAAGACTGGATTTACTTTGTCCGTATGATTACGGTTGACGAAGTTCCGGTTAGGGAATTGACTGTAGACAGTACAGTTGACAAGGCCCTTGCAGAGTGGGGCAATCAGTTCTGGGAGTGTATGGTTAAGTCCTTAGCTCCAGCACATCTTTCTTTAATATTCCAGTACGGTGAGGATTAAATCATGGAAACTCGTTTATACAAAGCAGGTGCAGTTCAGTCAATTCCTTCAATGGCTTCTTTAGTATCTGCCGGATTCCCTACAGGTGGTAATCCTGTTCAGGGTATTGCTGCAACTAAACCTGGTGATGCATGGTACTACGGTATTGGAG